TTTAAAGCTTGAGAAATAATTGAACTCACACTTCCTAAGATACCACCCAGTACATTGTTGATTTGTGAAAGAATAGGGCCAAGAGTGTTGTCAAGAACATTGAACAATTGACCTAACATATCACCTAAGAAATTCTCGACCACACATTGAGGAACATCAATGATTTTACCAATCATATTTGTCAAACTATCAATGATGTACTTGAAAAGATCTTTGATGATCTTTTCAAATAAACAGAAGATTAAATCAGTTAAGGTCTGTACGGATTTCCCAGTGTAAGGTTCTAATGGTTTTGGTGTTGTTGTTCCTAATAACTTGGATAACTTTTGATGAATTTCTTGAATTAACCAAGCACGAGCACGACGAATTAAATTCGTCATTGTATCAAATATTTTTCCTGCCGTCGTTTTTAAATCTTCATTGATGTTGACAATTTTACCCATTATGGGGTCAACGTAGACATCAAGAATCTTTTGATATCCATTCAACCTTTCAATAAAGTCAATCATAAACTTTTGAATTCTACCAATCTCTGTATCTTCACAGGGGCTTGGTAAAGTTAATTCATTGTCCTCAGAAACACTTTTCTGTTTACTTGCAACTGTTTTCTGATCTTTTGTAGTATCTGATGAGTGAGTTCTATTTCCTTCTTTGACTTTCTCTTCAACGATTTGATGTTTTCCAAGAATTGGTTGAGGAGGTGTCCAAGGCTGAAAACACGTTGATCTCTTCGAAGAATACTCATTCTGTTTCAGAGTATCTTTCTGATATGTCTGTTTGAATAATGTTCCAAAAACTACTGGTTGTTGGGCATCGTCTCCATCCAAGAAAAATCCAATGACAACTTCACCACCTTGATAATTGGATAACTCTCCTTGACCAGCGGTTACACTTCTATTTGGTGGTAAAAGAACGTGAGCGAGAGGAAGATCTTCATCAGGTAAATCTTCTTCACAATCGTGATATCCAATGATACGAACTCGAACACGATGAGAATAAATCTCTTGACCATCTTCCGTTCTTTGTCTTTCTGTGGCAGTTTTCCACTTTCCTTTGGAAGGATCAGTAACTTGACCGATCCACCAAATTAATTGATCTTTACCAAAGAAATTTCTTACAGACGATAATTCTTGCATTTCAATTAATCATCATATACTTTACATTCTGCAGCATCAGGATGTGCATCACAGTAAAGTTCTAATGGTGTTGGATCGTGTGAATTATCTGGGTGACGTTCTTGATAAGCTTGTAACTCTTTTAATTCCTCTTCAGTGTGACGCCGCATTTGAGGAGAAAGTGTCGGATCATCAAGAATTTCCTTATCTTTCTTAATGTGTGCTTCGATGTTTTCCATTTTTTTGTACCTCTATACTATATTTAAGCAGTAAATGTATTGCGTATCAAAGAAAGTTGAGTATACGCTTTGTTGTTTCCTATTTCGTGTTTGAGTTCTGATATTAAATATTTTCCACTAATATCTTTTTTTCCATCACCGTATCGTTTTGTTTTTTGATCCGAAGTTGGTAAAGGAAGTTTGATTTCAACTGTCTGACCTGCTCTCAAATTTGGATTACAAGGAACCATAATATTGAGTGATTGTGAGAAGATCAGATTGTTCCGAGCATAAGATCTGTTTTGATATTTGGCAAGATCTTGTGGTTTTTGTATTTCGGAAAGTTTCGCATCTTTTTGCAATGCACCCACATCCAACATTCTAAACATCAATCTTGTTGGTTTTGTATCCAAATTCAATGGTGCTTTTGGTGCATTTTGTAATCCAAGTTCAGTGATTTTAAAATCAACAACTTCTCTTGAAGCATCTTTCATATTCATATACAATGTCTTATTTGCATACATTCCCATTCGCATTGATAATCCAATGTCAGTGTTCTTATTGACTTGATCATCCAAGATACGAAAGTCACTACTCGAAGCAATTTCGGATTTGGTATAAGTTTGCGATACTGGTTGATTAAAAAGAGTATCAATGGATTTGAATACGTATCCATCCAAAGTTTCAAAAAATAAAAATCCAAAACTTGTTCCAGATGCACTTGCTTTGGGGCATAGCCATTGAATAATATCGATTGGTCTTTTTTGATTTCCAACAAAACTGTACTTGTTTGCAACAGATTCACTATCCAATCGTTTAGATGTTTTAACACCTTTTTCTTCTGATACCAATAACCTTCTTACAGTTTGATCGATTGTTGCATCAAACTTCTTAGACACACGAACCGTTTCATTAACAATACTCTCGACAGAAATAGCTTCTAATGTTGCAGTTTGTCTACTTGATTTTGTATTCACATTTCCAATTGAATTAACCATCATTCGGTGTTGTGATGCATCAATCTTAAATATACCCAATTCTTTAAAATCAATCTCCATTTGAATATACTCACCACCAGTAATTCCTTCATTACTGATCACACCATCAGCATCGACAAACGTCAATGACATTGTGATTGCTGGTGTTCTAATATTCTCGTAATACGAAATGATAGGGCCACCACGAAGCAAACTCCATTCTTGTTTCAGAGAAGACCCTGTTGTTGGTACAAGTTTAAGTTCTTTGATTTTAAATTTATTTTCCATTAGGATATGCTCTTAGCAAGAGTTATGATGCGATTATCTGTAGGCACACCAGTTACAAAAGTTGCACCTCCACCACCATTCTGCATTTGATTATTTACCACAGTTTGTGATTGAATTGGTTGATATGCAACCAAAACTCCTTTTGTGGGTTCCATATCTTGCATCAATGCAGAAACTTTTTTATCTTTCTTTGCTGGTTCTATAATACTTTCTTCTATAATTTTTGTAGGGGCAGTTGGAAATGTTTGTTGATTCGCTGGTTTTAGTGTTGATAACTTTGGATCTCCGTGTAACGTTCTACCAACAACTCTTCCAGTTTTTTCATCAATAATATCATAACCAGCCATCTGCCCACTTTTCCAATATTGAACTTTATAACCAGGTACAGTGGGAGCAGGAATTGGTGCATACTCAGCACTTTTTCCAAAACGTGTTTCACTTTCTTTTGGAATAAAGTAATCCATCGCAGCCATACCTCTTTGAGTATGATGCCCCTGTTGAGCTCGTTTTAGAAAATCAATTTTCTCTTTCATTGTTCCGTCAACAGGATATCTTTGCCCTAATACACCACCAGCTTGACCCATTTCGGCAACTCTTCCTTCAGCCTTGAGTTGTTGTGCCATACTGTCAAAGATCATCACTTGTTGTTCCACTGGTAAATCTCTTGCGAAACGAGTATCAACGTGAAATGGCGTTCCTCCTCCATAACCTGTTACCAATGTTCCTTGCATTGGTTGACCTGGCCCCATAGGAGTAATTTCTGGTTCAACATAATTTGATAACATTTCCAATCCAAGAGCACCCAAGACGGTTGCGATCAAAGCTGGAGATTTGCCAGATAATGAACTAATAATGTCTTCTAATACACTTGACTGACCATATTCCATTCCTTTGGTAAATCCTTGATTAAATCCAGTCTGTACTCCTTCAACAGTTCCTTGAACGTATCCTTCTTGATATCTGTCAAGAGTTTGTGCCGTCGTTGATGACATACTTTGAGCAGATATCTTTTTTTGTTTTTGTTGCAACTGCAATTCATCTCGATCCAATCGATTTGATAAAGAAAGAGTTTGAGATATTTGTCGTAGATTTTTGATGCTACTTGACTTGATATTAGAAGCTAAATTTCTAATATTAGAGGTGATTTCATTAACAGGTAAATCCTCTTTTTTAAGAACTGATGAAGCCATCTTATCCCACCGCGATGTTCATCTTGTCACTAAAGTTTGATGTTAAAACCTTAGCAAAAGTCATTGAGTTGGATGCTGAAGAAACAGTGTATGACTGTGTTGCAGCTTGGCCTCGACCTTGCCCACCAACTTGTTGTGTACCTGCATCAATCGGTGGTAACGTGATTGATGCAATATCTTGAGATACTGGTTTAGTAAGTTCAGGAATTCCTTTTCTTTGTTCTGGAAGTATATAACTTTGTGGTTGTAGAGTTGATGGATTTTGTGGGATAGCTGGTTGAGTTCCAGGAATTTGTTGTGGTTTCGTAAGTTTATCCAGATTCATCAAAGTTTGTGTCGCTTTGTCAATCTGAATCTGTTTTTCTTTTTCTTGTTTTAAGATGGTGTTGTATCTTTGAGTGTTGTAATCAATACCCATTCCACCTTGACTTCTACCCAAACCAGTCCATTGACCTTGAAGTTGATTTAACGTCTCACGAGTTGCTGATTTTGTGGGATCAACTCCAGTTCTACGAATATTCGATAATCCAAGTTTATCTTGAATCGCAGGTGTCAGTGGTGTATCCAATGAAATACCTGCACTTGCAGCTGCGCCTCTTAAAGTACCAGGCATAAACTGATATGCACCAGTTGCACCACTCACTCTACCTTTATAAGTTCCATATGGAACTGCACGGCCGCCAAGTCTATCTGGGAGTTTACCAGTTTCTGACATTCTGGCAGCTTCTTCAATCGTAAGTTTTCCTTGTTCAAGTTCTGGTACTACGGCACCACCAAATATCTTACCATAACCACCTTTACCACCAGTTCCTTCAGCTGCACGAATGGTTTTCAGTAATGATCTTTCTTCTGGCGTATCTGCAGTTACGTCTTCAAAAACTTGCCCTGTTGGTAACTCTGGACTAGGAAATAATCCTGCTCCTGCTCCAGCAAGAAGCCCACCACCAATTAAACCCTTGAGGGCAGATAAAGCTTTATTTTCTCTCTGTTCTTGTTGTCTCTTCTGATCTTGTAATTGACGAGTTTGTTGTTTTGGTTGAGTTCCTAAGAATTGTTCTTTTTGTAATGTATCTTCTTCTTTACTAAGTTCCAGTTCTTGTGATTTTAACATTTTACTTCTGCCTTGTTGCATTTGCAAGAAGGCATTTGAAAGAGAATTCAAATCATTTCTCAATACTGAAAGAGCGCTCTGTAACGTTGAAAAACTTGATTGTAATGAAGAAAATGCATTTCTTAGTTCAGTGTCTTCTACTGCATCTTCACGAATCAGAGAAGAAATCTGATCACGTTGAGCTGCATTTTCTTGAATGACATTCGTGATTTGACGATTGTCATTTCGATTTAAAATATTTGTGACTTGACGAGATGATTGTGCCTCAACATTCTGCAGATCTCGGTCAAATGTAATTTTTAATGTCGCAATTAATTTTTCCAGGTCAAGTTTGGTCTTCTCAGAAATCGAAACACTCTCGTTCGATTTCTTTAATGCTTCTTGAGATACCTTATTGATCTCAACAATCTGTTCGAAGAAATTGCTGAGGGTTATTTTCTTTTGACCTGTCTCAGCCATTTAGACCTTGCTGTTGTTGTCGTTTTAAATTCTCTTGTTCAATATAGTCCTTAAGAAGAACGAGATAAATCTCTCTTTCCCAAGGCATCATATTTTCTATTTCCGTCAAAGAGTATTTATGGTATTGCATCAGAGCGAAATTGATCTTATAGTAAGATTCAAGATCTTCTCGTGCAATACTTAGGCGAAAAAATCAGCAAGACCCTCCAAAACGACCGTGCTTTTGACTTTCGTGTTTGGATTTTCAACTTCAAATGTATGAGAAAGTTTTGGCATTGTTGCAAAAAATCTTTCTACTTCTTTGTATTGTTTTGAGTTTAGTTGTTCAATAAAATCAAGTTTTTCTTTTGGTGTATAATCTTTTGCGTCCCAAGCTTCCTCTGAAGTAAAGATTGTATCCATACAATCTGCAATTATTTTGAACGTCTTATTAACAGTCTCTTCTGGAGTCAGATTCACCTCGAAGTTGTTTTCAATGAACTGACTCAAAGATGGATATTTCATTCTCAATGTCATATTGCCATCAAGTTTAATATCAGTCGTATGATTCTCTGGTTTCTTAACTTCAATCTCATCAACATAGATTGTAACTGGAACCTGTGTTTCGCCATCATCTGGGCAAGTTACAATCACTTTAATTGATTCACCAATCGACTTCGCACGAATATTCAAAAATACATACTCAATATCAAACGTAGGAAGATCATCAACATTTACTCCTTTTGTCAAGATGCATTTCTTTAAAACATCTTTGACAGCGTTTGTAATGTTCGTTTGTTCTTGAGACTCTAGAGCAAGAATTAAGATTTTTTCTTCTTTTACTAAGAACGGTCTATACTTAATTTTTTTCCCGTTGGATGGCAAAGTCAACTCATAAGTAGGAGTTGCAATAGTTGGTAATGGCATATAAAGTCAAAGTCAGTATCAATATTTATTGTTAAAATGGAGATGATGGCCCTGAAAGACCAGTTGTGTCTACACTAAAAGTTGCGTCTTTAAGAGTGCTTGCATTTCGATTGACAACATCAAGAGCTGCCCAATTTGGTTGTTGTAAAACCACTTGTTGAAACTCTGATGGAGTTGTGTCAGTAAAATATCTGTCGTATGCAAACTGAACAGAACACTTTAGAATATCTGATTCACCGTAACTTACTTTCATCGATGTCAAGTTCGTTGGCCAAACATTTACAAACTCATAATGAAACAATCCTGATCTTGTTTCAGCTGCTCTCCGTTCTCTAAAACTATCTCTTTCAAACTTTGTGATGTGAATGATTTCTTTGTAAGAATCTGGATATCTAAATCGACTGTAAGCATTCAACGATCTCTGTTTTGATGCAGGAACAGGATTGATGTAATTCATCCACTTGTCAAAGACTTCTAATACAACGTGTTCAGCATCCACATAAAAAGTTAAGTTAAGAGGAGGATATGCTCTTAAGTTTGGAAAAGATTCAACAATACCTTGATGGTGACCAATTGCTTGTGTTGTTGAATACGAAGTTCCAGGAAGTTCAGCTTCGGTACACAACAGACTCAACTTCTGTTTGAAATCTAAACCATTGTTTCTTGCAG